CGAATTTGCAGTCTCTTCCCCGATCTTGCTGGCGATGTCCATCTTCATCAGCTCCGCCTGATTCACATTGGCGTTGCCGGTGTAGCGTTGAACAACAAGGTCAAGTGATGTAGCATCCTGCTGAGTTGTATCAGGAAGAAGCTCTTCGGCTGGAGAGTATGCCATCATCAGAATGTCTGCCGCGTCGAGATTTCGCTCAAACATGTTCAAGCAGCATGCGATAGCGTCCTCGTCGAGATGTGACGGCACATCGAATGGAACGAGGAATGCCGGAAGCGTCAGCCAGCTCTTCTCAAACGCTGAGACAACTGATTTGCGAGCCCATACGGCTGCTTCATTACCCTCCATCTGTCGCGCTGCGCTTAGTTTGGTAAATAGATCAGAAGCGGCCTTGACATGCTCGGGATGGCAGATTCCACGCTGCATGCGCTCCACTCCGAAGCAGTATTGAATAGACCAGCGCATCAAGATGCCCTGACGTAGTTGGTTCTCAATGGCTGCTACGCGATTGACTTCGGACGCGGTTTCTTTATCGCCTGAGTTTGGATCGGTGACTTGACCGGGGAGGAATGTTCCAACCTGAATCTCTGCCAGTCCTGAACAGAATTTATCAAGGTCGAGGAAGTCTTGAACATTGGCCTGAATGCCGTGCTGCTCCACTTCAAATCCTTCACTGATGTAGGCGATCGGATGCGCCACGGTCAGCGGCGCTATTCCCGGCTTCGCGTTCATGGTTTTCTTCAGGAGAATGACGCTGGCGAGATAGACGTTGTCGATCACGAGGTTTCGGGCTCGGTCGATTGCAATGTGCGTGTTGTATAAGTCTCGGCCTGCGCCGCGGGAAGACATAAGTGATCCGCTTCCAACTTCCACGGCAAACAGATTAATTGCCTCACTCATGGAGTCGTACCGATCGAGCTGCGTGCAAATCTCCGATCCGTCTTTGTCGTTCATGACGTAGCGGGAAACCTTCCCTTTCGGCTCGCGCACCACAACCTCTCCGATCTCAACGTACTTGGCGTCGGTCTCGTAGGCGGCTCCGTATCCACCCTCACGAATCCAATCCTCCCAGCGCCTTGCGTCCTCGTCGCTATTGAGTGAACGGGATGCTGGAACGGCTTGATTTATAGCCTTTGCAAGATTATCGAGATGCCAACCAGCAAGAGCAGAGAGACGAGGATTCTCAAACACTGGAAGAAGCTCGGAAATTTGATAGCGGCGCTTTCTTCCCCAGAGAGGCAGTGCGTTGGCATCTTGAGGGGCTTCGATTGGGAAGAATACGTTGTCTTGACGAAGGAACTCTGGCTTCCAGTCCCGAAGGTCATCCCATGTCCATGCGCAGAATCCGAAGGTTGTATTTTCATGAGTTGTCTGAGCAAGAAGGTCGGCATGTCCCTTCCACCCCCGGATGGTCTTGGTAATTTCCTCGCGGAATACCTTGGTCTTATGTTCTGAGTCGGCTGATTCAATTGGATATTTTGAGAATGTTAATGTGCTGGCGGTTTCAATAACCTCTTTGAATGGAGGCTGAATGCGTGAGACCATCGTGGATAAGAATCCCGTTGGCCGGTTGCTTCTCCATCCCTGACCCATACTTTCGAGCTTTTTCTGGTCATTTGGCGGCTCGTTGTTGAGCTTCTTTTGGATCGTCTGGTTTTTCTTGTTTCGATCGTTGTTGTCGTTCTTGAGGCGCTTGTAGCAGCTAGCCGCCTGCGCAGAGTCCTTGAATACCCGCTGAACGGCAAACGTATCCTCATTGATGATGTCCGTTGAATTGCCCGAAGCTGGCTCGTACGGAAGGTCAAGCTCTCTTGGGGCTCCATGGGCATCCGTAACGCGTGGCGCTATGTTCGCAAAATGGTTGGTGACTTTGGCCGGAAGTGGTTTTGTTGTGGCCATTTTATGCTTCGTTCATCCAGCAGGAATCTGGGAGGTTTTGTGCTTTGGAGAGCTGATCTTTCTCAATGAAGATCGCGGTTCTGTTGTCGTGGCGAAGGACGTGACATCCGCCCAGAATCTTACTCATGCCAACATCTCTGGCCTGACGTACTGACGCGCAGACCCGGAGCGCATTGTCGGTGCATGGTTGGCATTCGACCCTGAAGTTGGCATTGTTCGGACAGGCGGCGCAGATGGACGACCTGCGTGATGCCTCGGTGTCGGAAACCAGCTTGATCTGTTCTCCTGTAGCTAGAAGGTTGCTTGCCCATGTCACCACATCGTTGAGCAGGTCGCCCTGTGGCGTTGGTCGCTCAACGGATGAGAAGTTCACTTCCACTGAATCAACTCCATGGCAGAAGGTCGGGACGCGCCCGCATAGCTGCCGGTTTACATCACCCACAACATCACCAACTGGCAGGTTGTTGTTGGCTCGGTACGCTTTGACCACCTCATACAGATTGTCGAGGTCAAAGTGAGAGTCGAGCCTCACGTCGCCTTCAAAGAAATGATAACCGCCGGGGAAGACCATTCCCTTAATTGGTGTGGACATGATTAGATCGTGTTAATTGATTGTGAAACCTTGACTGGAGGCATGGGTCAATGTCTTACGATAGAACGCATCGCGTGGCAACGACTTTTTTTGCTGCACGCCGCAGTCAGTCAGTGTAGTGTGCCGCCATGAATCAATACGATGAATTGCAGTGTCAGGCGCTCAGGGATGCCGAGAAGCTAGCTTCAGGCGGTGAGGATTTTTCCCATCTCTGCAAATTGATGGACGGAGAGCGACAACTTCGCCTGAAGATATTCGTCCAGCAGCTCCCAAATGAAATCGCTCGTAAAACGATCTACGGTCGTGCGGTGACGAACGAAGAGGAGCCCAAGTCGAAGAAAGTGGCGCGTCCTCGGTGTAAGGGCGATAAGGGGCGCTGACATATCCCGTACGGTAGGATTTGGTGCTTAATGGACATCCGGGCGTTCTTTATTGCCGATCGGGTATAAATCGATTGATCTTTGCTGCATTTATACCCTATGAGGGGATTTCTAATGGAAATTCTAATCACTTTTTCCGTAAGAAAATTGGCTGAGACCGCCAAAGCGATCTCGTAACTCCTTCCACAACATAGTGGATGAAATTGGTAGCGAGGGTGGGATTTGAACCCACGATCCCCAGCTTATGAGACTGGTGACTTAACCACTTGTCCACCGCGCTATGAAATTGGAGCAGGCTCCCAGACTTTCACTGGGTTGAGTCCTATGTTGTGCTGTAACCAGGGTAGTTAGCTTCAACTGGAGCTGGCGCTGCAAGGAAATTGTTTACGCTCTGAAGATCGGCGCTCCAGGGAACCGACCCTTCGGGTAAACGAAGGAGCCAAGCGCGTCGGAATAAATTTTGAACCTCTGGGGGTAATGGAGCGTCACATCAGCAAAGGTTGCGTAGGTCTTTGTGACCCTTGTGGCAACCTTGGTCATCACTGGTTCGGCAGATGCCTGAACATTGGGCGTAGTTGTGGATTTGTTCGTCCCGTAGTTGGGCGCCGGGAAATTGCTGTAGGTATTGCCTTCGATGAATTTTGCCATGGGAGATGTCTTACGCTTTACATTGAAATTGGTCAAGGATCAATCACGCTGCCGCCGCACGCCATCCACGGCTTTTGTCTGGAGCCTTCATATATCTGATCTAAACTCCAGTTTTCAAGCGGGCGTATGTATTGGGTTGTGGCATTGGCTGTAAAAATTTCAAAGTCACCGTAAAAGCCCCATATTTCGTTTTGAAGTCCCACATAGCCCCCAAATATCTGTGCTACTCGAACAGAAAATACCGGGGTTCGATAGCCGTAATAGGGTGCAACATAGTTAGGGTCAGTTTGCGCATACCCATGTCGTGCCGCTGGCCCTCCGGGTTGCCACCATCCGGGATTTGGAAAATTCGCAAGAATCCTGTTTCTAGTAAATTGGTACAATCCCATTTGGGATGTCTTACGTTGTCGCCTGTTGCGCGTCAAGGGGTTTTTTCTCGAACCTCTGAACCTTGTGGTAGTGCGTGTATGGCGACTGAGTCATGGGACAGTGAAGTGTTCCGGCCTTGTGAGCCCCAAACCATCGTCCGCAGTGTCTGCATGGCTGTCGTAGCCGGGTGCGTTCTGATACGTTCATAGCAGAAGGAAAGCAATTCCTGCGCCATATAGGAATCCTCCAAACAACATCATGTCGGGCATTGAGTCAGGAAACCACATCTCCAGTTGGTCGCTGAAATATAGCACGACCCATGCGCAGGCGATCAGCAGTGCTCCTGTTACAACGTGAATGGTTCTCACAAGAATGCGGCAAGCATGCCGTAAGCGAGCGCCACGAAGTATAAGAACACGGCGCCCATGATGTATCCATACTGGCGCTTTGATACGGCGGTCTTCACGCACATAGATGCCAGACCTACCCAGAAGATAGCACCAAGCACAAGGCATGCCCTGAGCATTGTGAGGGCTAAAGATTGAGCAAGCGGGCTCATAGTGGTGATGGTGGAATTAATGCGGCCACAATCAGGACAAATGCGGCCACGACGATTATTGCGATGAAGAATTTCATGACAGTTGAAAGATGACCTTGATGCATTCGACGGCAGCGAATCCAAGGCAGGCGGAGATCGTGAGTCTCAAGACAATCTCAAGCACTAAGGCGACTGGAGTATATTTGTCGATATTGTTGTTAATGAAGTCCGCCTCATGCACCTGAATGAGGAATGCGAACGTGATGAGCGCGATGGCTGCAATGGCGAGGATTTGATCGATGTTCATTTATTTATTTGGTTGGATGTTTATTTATGACGACTGAAGAAAGAGCAATCTTCGCCCGGTGTTGCCACTCACCCCATTATGTGATCTTTCCCGCCTGTTGGTCGCAAGACCTTGGGCATTGGTGGCTCGGCCTCAGTTTTTTGCAGTGAATGGTCGCTCTTTCTTCAACCGTCAATGGAAATGTTTATTTGGTTGGGTTGTTGATGGCAAGGATTATTTTACCAATTAAAAATGAGGCCCGATGACTTCCGATTCTCGTGAGGAACTTCATGGCCATGAGGCTTGGTGCAGCGGTAGAACCTGGCCTCGCCGCAAGCCTCTACAGACATTGTGTCGGTGCATTGAAAGGCTGGCTTCTCCCCATATCCCTGCGGCCACTGCGTCTCAAATCCCAACTCCGTCTTGGCGGCGTGATGTCCGGCGTGGCCTTTTGGGCGCGAGCATGAGTAGGTGTCGCCCGCGCAGTTGGTGAATGTGTTGCCACAGGTCTTTGGCGCGTTCTTGTTGTTTTTCTCCATGGCGTCCGTCCATATCGGAGAGCCGATGGGATACGGCGCGTGCGTGCCTCCGTGACCGCTTGGCTTTCCGCATTTATATGTGTTTCCATATGCTCCAACATACTCGCTTAGACAGGGGCGGCGCGGCTCTTGAGATTGGTAAGAGCCATGCAACTCTCGATCGGTCTCTGTGTTTCGTCTTACATTGTCCTGCTCCAGTTCTCCGATGAGTAATATGGCCTCCCTTTCGATGTTCTTGATGCTGGATACAAGAGCGCGCAGAAACGCGACTCCTTTTGGTGGGTTGATTCCGTAGCTCATAGTTTTATTGATTGGTTGCGATCCATCTCTCCCAAATATCGCTTGGGTTTTCAAAGGTATTTTTGGATTATTTTTTTGGATATGGAAGTACGGGGTATCGCAGCACGGAAAGCAACTTATTCTTTCTGGGCTTGGATGCGTTGATGAAAACATATCTGTGCTTTCTTGGGCGCTCTTGCAGGCTGAATCTATCTCCGTATTTCTGGCGTATCTCCTCCGCTGTATATTTGTCCGCTATGGTTTGGCAGTGCTTATCTATTCCTGCAATTGTCCAATTCGTCCGCTTTGCGGAAAGACCGGTGTAAATCCAATTCGTTGCCTGATAAACAACACCCAAGTGTCCTTGATTTATCTCTGCATACGAAACCACGATCTCCTTTCCAGATTTCCGCACTGTGTTCCCAATGAGGAATGACTCTCCATTTTTCGGAACAGAATCGCACACCCAAAGGCGAGTCAGCTCTATGACATTTTTTGCATTCTCTGGGCCAGCAATTCCACACCTTAATGACGAGCTGCTGGGCGTACCGTAACAAACAACCCCCTTTATCTCCTCGCCCAGAAACAGCCCGAAGGCTATGCTGCACGGGCACCTGCGATGCAGATAGTGCCTTTCCACCACCAGCTTCATTGCCTCGGTATAGGAAATTTGTTTTATAGTGTATTGCTGTAGGGCCATTGGATTTATTGGTTGTATTATCGGCGCTTGTTCAATAGAGAAACAAGACCCGTGGTTGTTTTTGGCTTTTGGCATGGCTCCATAGGAACCGCCGCATCAAATTGACGCTTTCCTGCCTTTATGGAAAATCCAAGCAAGCATACAGGGCGATAGCTGAAGCCTCCAAGCGCCTTACACTCATTGCAGGTCTTTTTCTGTGATAATTTCATTTTTCAATTCGGTTTTATGCCTCAGCAATCCACGCCCCCACTGAAATCTGAGACAAATAGCAAACCATTACCGATTCTCCGACTTGATTGCCCTCCATGTCTGTAAAATACGAATATCCGCCGCGGTTATTCTGGATTTCTAAAGGTATTCCAGCTCTCTTGAGCGCCGAGTTGATTTGTGATTTTGATCGAGCGAGTTTCATTGGTATTTATTGATTGAGATTACAATAACCCAAGCAATATCGCCGTCAACTTTATTTTCGACTATTTTTAATCACCTGAGAAATCAATGAAATCGAGTTTCCCAACATCAAACTGCTCGCGCTGGCGATCCTCTCTCTGTGGTGGTTTCTGCGGAGTCATCGATCCAATCTCGCCAGACTTCATGCGGAACAAGTGAACCATCAAGCTGACAGCGTCCATCGCGTCCGGGCTCTTGGCTTGAAGGCGGTGCATGTACTCCTTCTTCGGCTCCACGCGATTGAGGCCCTTGCCCTTCTGCTTGTACCGGCGACTCACACATTGCTTGGACAGCTCTTCATTCCTGAATGACGGACTGATCTTGATGTAGCCAAACTCCAAGAATCTCGCCAATGCGAAGATCAGTTCGGTCACGATCCCGTCGTACTGTTCTTGGCATGTCTTGGCGTCGTCTGCCATCACGCGGCTGTCTGTCGCTGCCTCACCGTAGTTGACTCCCATCACATCTTCTCCGAAGTGGATGTCGTTACGCAGGCAGTCGTGTACTCCCGATCCATTGCCGGTACGATCGACGCAGCACCAACCAGGCTTGATGCGCATTGTCTTACAAAAGTCTTTGATGGCATTGGTCTGCTTCACGGTATCGCCTTTCGGAAACATCACCAGCCCGTCGAGCTGGAGTCCTACCCTCGGCTCGTTGAAGGCAATGATCTTTCCTGACTGTGGCGTCCATCCATCCACAAGTCCGAATCGGCCATGAGCCGCCACCATATTGTCGTTGCCTTCTAGGGCTAGATCGATGCCTGTCAATGGGACGACCGGCCCGATGAAGCGGTAGATGCCGATCGAGTTTTCGAACATGGCTGGGGTGATGATGCACATTGCTGTACCCTCGGCGGGGAACCATCCCCGGGCCATGGTGTCGCTTTCCGCAGTTCTCCCGGCCTGAAGATACGCCATGTAACCGTCGTATGTTTGGAAGCCCTCATAGATCATCTTCTTTTGGATGACGTTCTCGCTCTGTGCAGCGTCCAGCCGCAGGACGTGATAGCCCTCCTTGCTTGTCCATTCGAGGTCTGTCTCTTTATCAATCATCGTCCATCCGCCAACCGGCTCGCATCGCTGCCCAAAGTCGCTGGCTCGGTTCTTTGGGTTGCTCGCTGCCACAATCTTGATTTGCCCGCTCTTGGATGAGCTGTCGATCGTGGATGCGATGTTGTTGACACCTTCCCAGCATCCGAACGGGATTGCCTCGGCCTCATCCAGAAGCGCGAACACCCGGGAGAGTATGCCGAACTCCGGGTGGGGTTCTCCTTGGCGGGGAACAGGATGGAATCCACGCAGCACACCAGCTCCACTCTCGCCCTTTGCGATAGCCATGAGGTGAATGCCCTGCTTCTCGTCTGAGTTGCACTTGATCGATTCAGCGGCCTCGTGGCTCTCACAGCCTTTGGGCCTCAAGATTGCCAGCCGGTGAAAGTTCTGCATGGAGGCGAAAATGTTCGTCTTGGCGTGCTCCTTGGTGGCGCTGACGACCTTGATGCAGGTGTACTCTGGGTCTTTCCACCACTCGAGGTAGAACTTTGCGCCCACATTGTAAGACTTACCCATGGCTCCAGAGCCGGGGATCAGCAGCTTGTCGTACTGCTCGCAACACCTCCAGACGTCTCGTACGCTCTTTGGCTCGTAGTTGAATACCTGCTTGCCCCACATGAGCACGGCGGCTGCCTCAAACTGGTTATTATTGAGGAGGTGCTTGATGAATGATCGCACGACGTTCTCGGCCTCGGCATAGTCGAGGGTCTTATCGTCCTTGTCTTCCTCTGGATGCTCAACCGCGTAGAGTAGAATGTATTTCGCGGCAGCGAGCATGCCCTGCTCTTTGTAGCCCTCGTATTGAGCTCGGATGTTGTGAGCCATGATGACGGCTCTCTTCTTGGTCAATGGCTTTCTCATAGCGGTATCAGCCCAGTTGGTAGATCGCTGTTGTCCTCCTCAATCTCAACGTCTATCGAGTCATCGCCCATACCGTCCACTTGTTCGGTATCAATGTTGTGCCGGCGAGTTAGGTTGAACGTGATCGAATTTCCGAACTTGTCCGATGCAGTGATTGTGTCCGGGCCTATGCCAAGCATGGAGTTGATTTCCTTGATGGCAGAAACACAGACTCCCGGCTGTCCCATCTTCTCAGCTAACTTAGCAGTATAACGTAGATAGTTAATGTTGATAGATGCGATTGATTTAATCTCATGTTTCATAACCTCCCTGATCTTCTCGTTGCCAGCCTTGATGTATCGATCTGTCGTCCTTGAGCAAACCCCGTACCATTCGCTGCATTTCGACACGATTTCAGAATAAGGCTCACCTTCGAGCAAGAGCTTTATCACGGCACCAACGCGCTGATTTACTTCGGCGTCAGGATTGCGTACTCCATGCTTGGTGGATGGCACATAAACGACAAGCCTTCTCTCCTGTTGATCGGGTTCTGGTGTCTTTTTTTTTCGAGGTGCCACACTGTTATGATTTAATGGATTGACTTTTATGCTTGACGGGTTTTGAGTACCCTTGATTCCCGAGAGCTACCGTTATCCTGCGTGGCTACAGGTGTCAATGTCTTACTTTACGACGGAAGGTGCGGCACTGCGATGACATCCATACCTTTGTGCTTGGCACAACGCCTGATGATTCCCTTCTGGGTATGCAGGTGATGAACGCACTGATCGTAGCAGTCTGGGATGTCGCAATAGAAATTTCTCTGCTCCCGGTACTCGTCGAGCATCTCTCTGAGGACTTGAGTCAGGTCTATTATGGCAGCCTTCATTTTTTCCTTCCCTCCATGCCTCCGGGCAGCTCCCCTCTCTCAATGCACCTAAAAAATGGACTCGGCACCTCTTTCCCGGTCGGGACATAAGGCTTCTGCTTCTTCGCTTTCCTCTGATGATACCGATCCCACCGCTTACCCCTGAACTTGGTATTGTTCAGCGCCCCGCATTCTGGACAGAACTTGTAGAAGTTGATGTCGGGAGATGAGTAGCGATAGAAGTCATCCTCAGTCTCATGGATGACATGCGAGTCGTCGTAGTCACTCTCGTGTCCTACAATGTGGATGTGGGGTTCTTTAGAAGTCATGATTTTTGGGGAATGTGTCGTCCTGTCTAAGTAGGCATCGTTCGCAGATAAATTCCGAGCGATGACCTCCCGCGAGCCGATTAAGCTTGTCTGTGATGATCTTTGCGTCATCTTCTCCTGAGTGAATCGCCATAAAAAACTCGCCGTTTTTCCTGATGATCGGATAGAGCAATTCCGTTTCTTTATCGACCGTATAAACATCCCTCTTCACCTGCTGGTTGAGGAAGTCGGCTATTGCGGTGCCGATAAGTTTTGCCTCTTCGTCACTTTCGTTATCAAAAGAGGATGGAAAGGCGACGGGATTTCCTTCTGAATCAATTACCTCTAAGATAATTTCATCATCGTACCGAAACGGCCCCTTAAATTTAGCAAGAGCCTCTTGCGTTGGTGTTTCAGTTGTCATTTGATCTCCTTTTTGAGTTGGTTGATGGCTTCGAGTTTGTCGAGGGCTGCACCAATAGCCTTGATATTGTCGCGCCGTGAAGGCGCTTCAGGAATATCAATGATTTCCCCAATGGATTCTCCGAGAGCGATTCTCAGCCTTGTATAGCATCCCCATAGAGTTTTACCCAACTCCTCCGCAACTTGCTTGTATGCCTCGGCGCGTTCGTTTGCGGCGGCGAGTTCTGACTCTAGTTTCTCGCTAAAGCATTTTGCCTCACGGAAGGCGAGCAAGTGCGCCACCTCATGTCTGATATGGATGTCGTGGAACTCGCGTTCAGTCCTTGGCGTTTTATCACTCATTGTCGTTTCTGGTTAGTTGTTCGTACTCGGCGCGGAAAACATCGGCAGTGTAATCATTGTCCGAGTCCCTGATATACTGAATAAGTCTATCCGCAATCCCTCGCAGCTTGGCGTTCTCGGATTTCAGCAAATCCCTTTCCTTGATGGTTCCAAGAAGCACGGCTACTCTTCCGGTTTGAAGTTTTAGCTCCGCTTCCGCTTTCTGCGCTCGCTCAAGTGCGCGGCAGAGGGGTGTTCGAGAGTTTAACTCGTTTCGGTTGTAAATGGTATCGCATTTGTAATAATGTAGATGGCATCCGTCAAAAACGGTTGATGTTTTATATTTTGATCCACACTTGGGGCAAGTATCAGGAGGGCATTTCTCCGGCGTGATTTCAGTTGTCATGTTACCAGTCCCCTCCATCGTTTTCTATGTTGATAGTCGCAACTGAGTAGTCAGGGTCGAATGCGCCGGTATTCGTCACCACCTTGCCGCCATTCTTGCCAACTTTCATTACATGAAGAGTTCCACCCCCAGAAAACAGCCAAAGTGATTTAGGCCATGCTTTAGCTATATTCTTCAATACAGCGATGGCGTTTTTCTCGTGATTAGTAAGTTTGGTGCAGCTCATTTCTTTGATGGGTGAGGGGTTCATAGCTATTCTCTCTTCTCCTTAGCTGCACACGCCTTAATATCAGCCATAGCCGTTGCATCGTCGGCATAGAAATTAGGGAAACTCCCTCGACTTGCCATGTAGATCAAAACTGCTGCATTGGCTGACCCAATTTGATCCTCAAGAACTTTTCCAGCCTCTCCTGTTAGGTGAATGGCCCACCCTGCTCTGCAATGGGTGGTTTCGCATGAGTGCCATTGTCCCATGTTTAGAGAGCCGCCAGACTCAATAGCTGCCAGAATCCTTGAATCAATGTTTTCGATCTTGGGAGCGTATGGCAATTTTGCGTCTCTAAGGTCTGCGCCTCCAAGGTATGCGTCTCCAAGGTATGCGCCTCTAAGGTCTGCGCCTACAAGGTCTGCGTCTCTAAGGTCTGCGCCTCCAAGGTCTGCGTCTCCAAGGTGTGCGTATTCTAAAAGCTGCTTCATCGTTTCGGCTTCTGACTCAAATAGAGTCGCGCCTGTGATTTTATGTGTTATTTTCATTTTATTAGGTTAGTTGCTGAACGGTGTTAGTCGCGATGTGGCTGGCGTTGGGTTGCCCGGAGGGCAGACTTGTTTGATTAGGATGTTTGGTGGAGTTGGCGTTGGCGTTGGCTTGGGTGTCGGCGTTGGTCGAGGAGTAGGAATAGGCGTAGGTATCGCCCTTGAATGGCTGGGTGGTGTCGGCTTTGCCTTCGGCGTTGGATCAGGTTTTGGCATAGGCCATATGACGGTATTCCAGATGAGCGGCCATACAATGATGAGGATGATCGGGTTCATGAGATTTATTGATTGATGGTTTTGACTATGGGCATATCCCAAGCGTCTTCAAGTTTTATTTTTTCCTTCTTTGAACCTCCATTACCTCACCGCTCTCTGGCTCCTCCCAGAATCCATATCTGAAGACTTTGTAGTACCCATTTGGCTGAATCTTCCAGTTGGAGCAATTGCACCAGTGTGTCCGCTCGCGTAGAACACGCGTAATGGCGTCTGGAGATGGATCGCTCCTTATGATCTCGCCTTTGCATTTGGTGTGGTGAAAGCTCATTTAGTCGATGTCTGGTTCGTGGTCTTGCGATGTCACACAAATCGGTTTACTGCATCCGGGGCAATAGCGATATTGCATGGATGGATTAAACTCCTCGTCGAAGCAAAAGATGTTCTCGCATTCTGTTCGCATAAATCCGTCCTGATCTCCAACCCATAGGCAGTGGTCGCGTTCAGGCTCGTACGAGGAATCCGTTTTCTCTAGCCCAGCTTGGATGGTTGTGGATTTTGCGGTGGCAGGCGCTACACGTCGCGCAAAAAGTGGCGGTATTGTTATGATTGATACCCCGGGAACTTTTATGGTGAAGCTCTTGGGCTGGTGAGGCTTTACAGGCTTCGCAGATAGGGTTTTCATTGAGATAGATTAATCGGAGTTTTTTGTACTCGGCGTTTTTCACCTTCATCTTGTCAGACACTCGCTTCATGGGTGTCTTACGAGTTAATGGTGATCGCCTCATTTCTTTTTCTTGGGCCTGCCTCCCTTACGTCCATTTAGGATGGCGGTTGCCTGTTTAATTGGGGATTTGCTTCGTCCTCCCTTTCGGCCAATCTTGGCCATGATTTTGGATTTGGTTGCTTTCACAGTCCGGTTTCCTCGGTTGCCGGGGATTCAGGCACATCAGAAGCCTCGAACAATCCTCCTATTGGGGTCGATCCAATATAGCGCGGGTAAATACGATTCAACTGCCGCACTTTTTTCACCGCGTCGATGATTTTGGTGTGAGCTGATACGAACACAGGACACAGCCTGCCGCGCTGTGATGCCACCCAGATGCGGTTGTTTGACTTGCCCGTCTCAGTGAATGGGTTGCAGCCGACAAAGTGCTCATGGGGCTGTAATCGCTCCAGAATCTCCTGCCACGCTGCGACCTCCACACCTTTCGGCATAATGGTCTCTTTTGGGATGTGCTGGCTGTGTACCAGTAGCACGGTTGATGTATCGCGTTTACTCATGCGTCTTGTTGTTGTGGAGCGACCACTGGTGGCTCTGGGTTGATCCGCGTGAAAACTTCCTCGCCACTTGAAAAAGTTCCTACTTTTTTCAAAGAGGTTGCAGGGAATGCTGCCAGCATGAATGCTTGGAACGCAGCCCCGGCGTGATGGCATGCCATGACGTGATGGGTGTCGTCCGGGTCGATCGGAGATAGTGAAACACGGGCGATTCCTCCATACGTACTGACGGAGATTTCGGATAGCTCCCCCTGAAGGATTATATTGGTTTCCCTGCCCTCCCATGAATCCACTTCTTCCATCGCCGGAAAATGGGTGATTTTTTGTCCCGCGATGTTGATTTCGAGACCCGCTTTACCTGTGAAAACATCACGAATGTAATACAGAAAATCTGTCCAGTCTCCGAGGTGGTCGCCCAGCTCAAACGAAAGGTACGCCTTTGCGATGGCGTATGGGTGGTGTGATACTGATCTGCTCATTGGATTTATTGATTGAAATTAGTGCCGGTACTTTCCCGGCTGTCACGCTATTTTGGAGAACAGGGAGCGACCCCGTGCATCATGGAGAAATGATTACTCTGCCCGGAACTTGTTGGCGAGAGCAGATGCCTTCTGGGCTCGCTCCGCAACCTTCTTGCGTTTTTCCAGCTTGAGGCTGGATAGGTAGTCTCCGTGAGTGACTTTGTGAGGAAGTCCGTCTGCGGTGTAGATGTTTGATGCGTGTCCGTTCATGATGTGTGTTTCCTTGGTTGTTGTGAGGTTTCCCTCGTTCGAGATTTAAGATAGTCGCTTGGGTTTGAATGGCAACAACTATTTTCAATTATTTTTAACCGCCATTTGCGCGACGGTAAATGTCTTCCATAACGCGGCGTGCAATCTCTGCATTCTCTTGCCTTATATTAGCTTCGGTTGCGGTCTCATGTCTTACACCTCCATTCCACGTCTCGGAAAATGGTTTTGAGAATTTGTTCTCCTCATCCTTTTTGCGCTGTCCTTCTTTCCACTTCGCAAATTCCTCTTCAGCGTCTCGACGTTTCCGTGCGGCATTATCCTCGCGCTGCCTGCGCAAATTACCTGCCTCCCTCGCCTGCTCCTCGGGCGATTTATAAAAGTGGTGATGTGTTCGTGCCTCCGCATCTGCCTTGGCACTTGCCTGACCAAATGGATACCATGGATCAGGGTTTTGATGCATGGGGTGCTCCATGCGAACGCCCTGCGGTTTATCAACTGGCTCCTTGCCTCCATTGGCCCGGAGGATTCGGAAGTATGCGATCGCAGCAGCTTGCCACTCCGTTTCCCCGGTTCCGGGGTGGAGGGCAAGGTTTTTTACAGCGTCGAGTTTTCTACTCATGATCGGCGGATTTTTGCAAATGCTTCAGCCATCTCGGCGGCCAGATAATCCTCATACTGTTTTTTGAGCTCTGGTGGCCAATCTTTGTGAGGAAGCGGAGCGGAGGCGAATGTTTGTTTGTTAAACCACTCCTGCGCCAGCGCCTCGCGTTGCTCTTCAACCGAAGGCCCCTGTGGGGCTGGTGGTGATGCGGCCCGCTGAGGCTTGCCCGAGAGCGCTTGGTAGTCCATTCCGCCATCGTCCCATCGACCTTGATTGATCCAAGTTGCCGGGTGAGGGATGAACTGTCCGCTATCGCGCTGCCACTCTTGAGACCTCACCTGCTTCTTCACAGCAGCCAGAACATTCTCAACAGGCGGAAGGTTCTTCTTTTTCATCCAACAGCGGCGAGCCGCATCCTTTCCAACCTTTCGGGGGTATGCCGCCCAAAAAGTCTCGAAGTCACTCTCTCGCCCCCTTGGGGGCTTAGGGGGTAGACTGGTTTGTGGTTCTTTGGTTTCTGGTTTATTGGTTAATGGTTCTTGGTTGCCTTTTGATTCGGTTTGTTCTGGCAACCCAACAATAACCGACTGGGTTTCTTGTGGGTTATTTTTCTCTTTTGGAGGACGGCCTCCTTTTTTCCCATTTTCCTTATTTTTTTCAGAGTTTTTGTGATACTCCTCGATAACCTCTTCGCATTTCTTGTGCTTCCATCCCTCTTTGGTGGGTCGAAAGAAGTCAGCGAGCACCGCATCAACAGCGGCCTGATCCGACTCGGTTTTTGCCGATAACCGACGATAAACCACTTGGGTTTCGGCGGGTATTGGTTTCTCGTCAAGGTAGTACCAATCGAGTAGCTGGCGGTAAACGCCATGCTCAAGCAGGGAGAGGTGACTAGTGTCCCTGCGATAGTCTCCGATGTGGTGCTGGAAGTAGTTCACGCAGCAATCCTGTATTCATTCCAGTGCTTACCATTCTCGCCTTCGACCTTCTTGCTCTCAATGGTCACTCCCGGGAGTTTGTTGAGTTCGTGGATGCGAGACGCCAGACGGAAGCATCCGAAGAGCTGTAGGGCATCCAGCGCGGTCAGGACATGGCCATTCTGGAGGAAGTTGAGGATAGCTTCGCATTGTGTGGGGTTTTTATTTGGGTTCATTGGATTTATTTATGGGTTGAAATTAGCATTGGACAAACCTTACAAGACGGAGTAGATTCTTGCAAGTGAAAGTTCGCATGACATTCCGATGCTACCCGACAGACCGCCAAGCGCGGCAACTGGCGCGGGAGTTCGGCTGTGTCAGGCACGCCTACAATTTTGCCTTGCGCCTCCGCACGGACAGCTTCAAAGACGGCAAGCCGGTCAATTACAACGCCAGCAGCGCGGCTTGGACTAAACATCGTAATACCGGCGAGTTTGCTTTTCTGCGTGAATCGTCCAGCATCCCACAGCAGCAGGCATTGCGGCACTTGCAAACTGCGTTCTCCAATTTCTTTGCCAAGCGGACAGCCTATCCAAGGTTTGCTTCCAAGCACGGCAAGCAATCCGCCGAATATCATTCTGGCGGTTTCAAATGGGATGCGGAAAACCGCAACCTCACAATTTCCAAAGTCGGTCGGCTTCATGTCAAATGGAGTCGCGGTTTCGCGAGCGAGCCTACTACCTGCACGATAACCAAGGGCAGGGATGGACGCTATTTCGTGAGTCTTTGTCTGGACGAACCAGCCAAGGCCGCGCTCCCCAAGACTGGAAGCAAGGTCGGGATTGACCTTGGAATTAGCCGTTTGGCAACCTTGAGTGACGGCACTCGAATAGCCAACCCACGCCACACTGCCCGCCACGCCGCAAGGCTGGCGAGATTGCAACGGGTTCTCGCCCGTCGCATCAAGGGCAGCGGCCGTTGGAATCAGCAGCGGTTGAAAGTGGCTCGTTTGCACGCCAAGATCGCCAACTGCCGGAAGGACACACTGGACAAGCTCACCACAGATTTGGTGCGCCGGTTCGATGTTCTGGCAATCGAGGACTTGAACGTGCGCGGCATGGTCAAGAACCACAAACTCGCAAAGCATATCAGTTGCGCCAGCTTTGGGCAGTTCCGTTCGATGCTGACTTACAAGTGTGCCTGGTATGGCCGCGAGTTGCGCGTAGCAGACAGATTCTTCCCAAGCAGCAGGCGGTGCAATTCCTGCGGATACATACACAGCAGCCTTGGTTTGGAAGTGCGCGAGTTCAAATGCGAAAACTGCGGCGAGCATTTGGACAGAGATCAGAATGCCGCGAAAAACATTCTTCAATTTGCCGGTGGACAGCCGGTTAAAGGACATGGAGAGCATATCAGTCACGCCAAGGCTTCGGCCTCGGCGCGCAATGCTCGTCGAAGTGTCAACCAACCTAGCTCTGCAAATGTCTAGCATATTTGTATTCTTGGAATCCCCGCGCCTTCAGGCCGGGGAGGATGTCAAGGGTTGATGACTTTCAGAAATTCATCGAGAGATCGGACGGTGTGAACATGCCAGCCGTTGCGCGATAGGCGCTCGTGCATCTCGATTTGCTCTTTACTGCGCTTACCTACGGCTGTTTTGACTTCGACGGCATAAGGGATTCCCTTCACAACGAACGTGAGGTCAGGCCAACCAACCGGGAGGGTTGATCGCATGTACATCGGCGGACAGATGTGGGGAATCCCCAGCCTATCAAGACAACTTGTGATTGCCTTTTGAATTATTTTCTCTGCGATTTTCAATGGTGAAATGATTGAAGGCGATCGTCGAAGCACTCTGAGCAACGATAGGTTGTCAGTAGTGGGTCTCGGTGTCTGTCGGCGTAATAGACTTGTACTCCTTCCTGAACCTCCTTGCCAGTGATTACGCGCTCGCAATCACGGCAAGGATATTTTGATTCAAGGGAAGCCTCTCGTTTTGTGACGGTGGCTCCCATGGCGTTTAGTACGGAACGTCTGACCCTACCTTCTCGCTTCCATCTGGCCATGGGAGGTCAGAATCTGCGATAGGTGCGCGACTCCTTGTATTCTCTGGAGCCGGAAGTCCGCTCTCTTCCAACACCTTGCTGGTAATATGCTTGGATTTGCTCCGCAGGCGGCTCAGGATGGAGTCGAGCTTAGATGGTTCTGGAGCGGTATTTCCACCTCCCCCCTCAAGAGGATTGAGCCACGCCACCTTGGCGCGAATCTTTCCGTCGTACTCCTCCATCTCAACCGAGACCCGAGCCCTTCTTCCAATCAGGGAATCAATGTCGCCGTTGGCGATGTCAATGCCGAACACCTTGGCGAAGGTCGTAATCGTGCGATCTTCTGCCGCAGGGGTCAACCATCCCGTGTATTCGGTTTTTGCGCCTTCCTCTGGGCCTTCATCAACGATGAGGGTGAGCCTGAGTCCTGCTGATCCGTTCTTGGAGGTTGTCCACCAAGAGTCATACCGAGGTTCCACGCGGACGATAAATTCGCCCGCCTTGTCTAAATAACCGTGCTGGTTCATGTGTCTGTTTTCCTTATTGTTGGGTGTTTACTTTTTCGCTGGCTGGAGATTTTCCAGCTTCGCGATTCCTGCCCTGATACGATCAGGGGCAACTTGCTCAATTGGGGTTTTAACCCATGCTTTCCTCGTCTCGGCATCCAGCGTGGATGTTTCGAGCAGTTCGAGGAATTTTTTACGAAGCGATGGAGGGCTGTTTTTCTCAACCTCCCTGATGAAAACTTCGTAATCCAATGGAAGCACATCAGGCAATCCAAGGCGATTCTTGGCTTCCCATGCAGGGCTCCAGTTGGTGTGGATCACGCGATCCCCGGCGATAGCCTTCTCGCTGCGTCCTTCCTTCATTTTAAAAACCTCATAGGTGGCGAATAGGCAGGCGTCTGGCCATTCGCGCAGGAGAGCTGTAAAGAACTTGTGTCCTTTGAGTTGGTAGCGATCCCATGCGGTGCCGTCTGGCGACATGAAGTTTTTGATTTCAACATGGGAGAGGATGACAATCGACATATTCTGGCGAGCGCGAAGCAGATCGAGTTTTTGGAGAAGAACAGAAAGCTCCTGTTCCGCCGCCTTGTAACCTTTCTGCCAGCCCCCACCAACGTCCTCGATCGACTGAATCTTTGGCGAGTTAGCCTTGCGAACAAGGTAGTCGTGCAGTAGGCGCTCCAGTGAGTCGCTGGTGTCGATGACGAATGACTTGTGGCCATGTGCATCTACCGTCAGCGCTTGGACAGTATCGAGCACCTCTTCCCACGATGCCGGGGAAAGATGCGCGACATGGTCGAGCCCAGTGAGACCTTCCTCTGGTGCCAGAAAGAGAGGGTCAGGAAATGCGGCTCCAAAAGAACTCTTGCCGATACCTTCAGGCCCGCAGAGAAGGACGCGAGGCGGGAGGTTTTGACCGCCGCGTTTGATGTTGTCGAGGATACTCATGATGTTTTACTTAAGGAGGACGGCACTGAGGCGATCCATGTGGTTGCTGAATGCTTGTGTGAAGCGGCGTCCAAAGCCTTCCGACTTGGGATCGCCTGATGATTTTTCCGCCAGCTTGGTTGCTGTTGGAATGCGGAGATTGCGATTGTGGATGTACTCACAATCATGGAACGGGACGAACGGAAGACGCCGACCATTGATGATGGTTTCAGCGCAACCACAGGTAGCGAGACGTTGGTTCATTGATGTATTGGTTTGATGTGGATGTGGACTATTACTGAGGCGAGTTTGGGTGTCCAGCCCAACCTGCATAATTTTGCGATGCAGCCCAAGCGTCGAGAGACCGGCGCTTGATCATGCGATCGATCTCGCGGGTTTTTGGATCGTAATAATCCTTAAAGCGGATGCGCCCCTTGCGAGCGAATTTTCCAATCTTATCGAACAGGCCGAAGCCAGATGACGATGACGCGATGGCCATCGCGATAAGGATACGGCGGTATCCGCGCTCCATTTGGTTGACTAGGCCGATACTGTTGTGGTTTTGACGTTGCATGGTGTTTGTTTATTTTGGGTTGGTTGGTGAGTGGATGAACCAAGGGCCGGTACAAACCTTTCGTCTTGGCGTGGCGCACAAATGAAACACCACCCCGCTTACGCCAGTTCCCTTGGTTCAAATTATTCATAATACAATGAAGGGCTTCAGGAAGGCCTCTATGGCTGCGTGGACATACGATCCGAGGATCAGGGCCTCCTTGTCGTCCCCAACGCGCTCCACGGGTTCCTCGTACTTCAGGAAGTAGTATTGAGGGCATTTGCGGAGGGCTCGCAGGGATGAGTTTGTCAGGAGAGACTTGTCAGAAATACTGTTAGTTTTTTCTGACAGCTCTGCGTGCTTTACCTCTTTCCGGGCGTAGTTGATGCCGTCCACAGATGCCCGACCAGCGCAGAGATTGAACATCTCACAGGTGCTGTACTGATGGCAGGCATCTGGGTTCTTTGGCCAGAGGGCATTGCGGCGGTTGTACAGGATGACCTGCGACTGAGACCATGCGTCCTTCATGTACGCCTCGAGGTCACGATTGGATCGGACGATCTCACGCTGGACGAAGTAGTTGAAGGGATCACTTTCGATCTCATCGTGAAGGCGGACGTAATACTCATCGGGAGTTTCCTTGCGAGTGACAAGCGAGTAGCCGTCATCCACGCTGGCCGACTCACGCCACTTTTTGCCGTCCTTGGTGCGGACGCGCTCGCCTTCGAGGTTGACTACCTGCTTGACGCCGTCGGCATCGAGAACTGGAACATTGAGGGGTCGGTTAGCGGGCTTGCGCATCACGTTGTACAGCACGCTGCGGCACTCGGGGTACTGCCGAGAAATGTCGATGATGTACTTACTTATTTGTGTGTCCATTACGAGAGCTGCCCAGTAGTCCGAATCAGCGCCAATCTGGTCGCTGGTCGTCTTGTGCTCCAGCAGCTTGATCTCCCGGGTGGCACGATGACGGAGGACGCCATCCTTTTTGCCAGCCTCAAGGAAGGTCTTAGATGATCCGCCCGTCTCGGGGTTCAGGAGCTCGAATGCAAATTCGCTCTCCACCTCCAGAACATCGTGAACCTCCAGCACAGGCAGGAAGGCGTATGTCCATCGAAGGAACATCGCCTCCGCCTTAGCGGTGATGTAGTCGCGCTGGACTGGGAAGACGGAGCCAGCATCGCTGATGGCTTTTGAGAGGGTGATTGTGTCGATTCCTGTATACATGGGATTTATTGGGTTAGATTAGTGATTCTTCGCCTCGATTTCGGTGATGTAAAAATGGATTCCTGCGGCGCATTCTTGTGTGAAATCCTCGCACCATTCATGTGCTACAACCCTCTCTCCAGCCTTATAGGTAAGAGGTTTTACACTGCTGTTTGTATCACTATTGCTTTTAGCAGTTTTGCCTTCCGAGATTTCCAATACATCGGCGTACTCAGCGCGGCATTTTCTGCCAAATGCGTGAGATCGTTTCGCATCTTTGGGAATAAGTAGTTTGACGATTTTACCGTATTGGCATTTCTTCCATCCAATCAAGTCACCTTCCCCGAGAATGCGGGTTCTGGCGATAACAAGATCCGCATTCAAAGCACCGGACAGGTTGGCACCGGACAGGTCGGCACGGGACAGGTCGGCACCGGACAGGTCGGCACCGGACAGGTCGGCACTGTACAGGTTGGCACCGGACAGGTTGGCACCGGACAGGTCGGCACGGGACAGGTCGGCACTGTACAGGTTGGCACCGGACAGGTTGGCACCGGACAGGTTGGCACCGGACAGGTCGGCACTGTACAGGTCGGCACTGTACAGGTTGGCACCGGACAGGTTGGCACCGGACAGGTTGGCACCGGACAGGTCGGCACGGGACAGGTCGGCACCGGACAGGTCGGCACTGTACAGGTTGGCACCGGACAGGTTGGCACCGGATGAAATTGCCATTTTGAGCAATGCGAGAATTGAATCTGCATCTCCCTTAAACAGCACTTTGGATGAATCTAAACGATGGGTAATTTGAAGTTTCATTTATTTATGAATTGATTGATTGATTAACTTTCGAGACCCAAAATAACCCAACCACAGAAACTGTCGAGAAAAACTTTCAATTATTTTCATGGGCCACAGACGCCCATGAATACTAGCTCTACGACCTAATACTTGTACGTCGTCTTCCCGAGTTTCTTGCGAACTGGCGTCCCGGAGTGCTTTCCTGAGAATTTCACATTGGATAGGTTTTCCTTGTAAACCTTGGGGTCGATGGGTCTTTCCCAATCACCTTTCCCGGCCCCCCAGCTCATTTGAGATTTTGGAATGATTTCACTCATAGGATATTGTCTTACGTTGTAATTTCTTCGCATCCGCCATCTCCGTCAGTTGAGCGGTATTTTCGGGTGATCCTGTCGATTCCTGTGGTGGAAAACTCTTTCGGGAATGCTTGGGTTATCGGATTTAATGTCTCGTCGAAGTCGCGATCGTATTTCCCATACTCTTTAGAAATTCCTGAGTTCCATGCCTGCTTCAGCCCTCCCGAGCCAGCGCTGGCTGTCCTCTTGCCATCCACCCACCATTCCAGCACAACCTCGCCGTCAGAGATGATAGATTTTGTGGCATCGCGAGCCATGGAGCGCATGACGAATGGCCATACGAACCACTTGTAAAGACGAGAGAACAGCCAGTCTTTCATTTTGTGTTGATGATTTTGTCCACTTCTACCTTCAGGTCTTCAAGTGATCCATCATTGTAGATGACATGATCAGCGGAGATGGGCTGCTCTTCGCTTTTATGTGAGGCCACGTCTTTACGGCTGGAGCGTACGATGCGAATGATTGTTCCGCCCATTTCGCGGATACACTTTTCTTCGTTGGGAAATCGAAGGTCGGTGACAACAATGTTGGCGTCCGGGCAAAACTCGCGTATGCGGGCAACGCTGGCTCGGAAGCACTGAATCCAAAGGTCGTCACAAACCATTTCTCTACCCCATTCAGTTCCGAGTGTCTGCATTATTTGGCGAAGCGACTTCCTGAGGTGTGGGATTTCTTCCTCTTTGGACGGCTGGTTAATTCCGTCTCGGTGATCGCGGTACGCTTGATGGCTATGCGTCAAGTTTCCCATCAGCACATGAATCATGCTTTTCAACGGGCCAGCAAATGCAATTTCATCCCATGAGCCATATTCCAATCCCTGCGGAAGCAGGCTGGCGGCAAGGTTTTTTCCCGATCCAGCCTTGCCGGTGAAGGCGATGATTTTTGGAGTTGGCTGCTCAATGATTTCGATATGCCTCCATTTGGCAAGCCAGTATTCAGCGGTAGCTCCAGTTGAATTTTTCCAGCCTCGAAGCATGTAAATGGCATCGCTTTTCAGTATGGCATCGACATCTCGCTTGAGGGCCTCATCAAGGAAAGCTGTATTTATTTGGCTCGCGGGGAATGTTTCGTGAAATCCAATAGCACGATCAAGGTCGGCTGGGGAAATGACGTTCCAGCCTTCTGCTATGAGTTTATCACGCGCCGCGTCGAATGCTGGGAAATTGAAAAGAGGGCAATTTTGCATTGGCCCTGCTATGTAGATGGTTTTTTTCATTGATAAGTTTTGGTTTTGATTGATTGGATTCTGGTGATTTTAACACCTCCGCCGCAGGTCTGGGAGATTTCCACTTCAGGGTCTCCCAGACAGGAGCAAGGCGCGTTGGTGCGCGATGATCCTTGCGGACGGACATGGATTGTTATTCCAAGCGGATATTCGGGACTTCAGGCGCGGACTCCACGAGTGGAGTTTCTGCTGGAGCTTCCGACACAGGTTCTGCGACCGGCTCTACAACTGATTCGTTTGCGGGCGTTTCTGTCGTGGCTTCAGCAACTGGGTCGGTTGCCGGGTCGGCAACTGGGTCGGTTGGGGCCTGTGGCTGTGTCAGGATCGGAGGGCGAGGGTCACTAGCGCGGAACCAAGCCTTGATTGCGGCCTTCTCATCCTCGAAGTTGGCACCAGCCTGATCAAGGGCTGCTTCAACGCGATCCCACGCGGAACTGGCGTCGGCGTGTGCCGCCGAGTCGCGCATGATGATGTGCTCAAGCGCCTTGAAGCCGGAAAGCATGGTGTAGCCAAAATTGGCGACGTGGTTCTTGATCTCACCAAAGATGTGGTGAGTGTTGGCTTTTTCGAGGGCGGCGACGTACTCAGGAGGGAGTCCAGAACCACTCAATGGCTGCTCTGGGGCTTCCTGTACGGGCTCGGCTGGCCCGGGAGATGCGGCGGCACCGAGGTTGCCTTCGACGACGTTGGTTGGCTGCTCTGGAGCCGTGGTGGTTTCTTCAGACATGGGTATGGATGTGTTTGTTGTTGGTTGATGGGTGAATGTTACAATTTCAATCCGTCAGCGGTCGGATCGACCGTGGCGTTTTCAGCGTTGTAGCTGTTGGGATAAGGATTGGCTTCACCAAGGCGCTTTAGCTCCATTCCGAGCCACATAATTCCTTCCTTGATACGCGTTGCCGCGATCTGAAGCTCAACTGACTCAGGAAGCTGTTTCAGCTTCTGGAGGTTTTCGTCAAAGCCGACACGCAGTCCCTTTACGAACTGAATGGTTGCCTCGTGCTCATTAATGGCATTGGCCTCATCGACCTTTGCCTGTGCCTCAATAATAAGGCGCTCGGCCTTGGTGAGTTTGCGCTCTGCTTCGCACGCGCAAACGCACGGTTCATTTTTTTCCGCCTGATCTTGACTCATGTGTTTATGGGTTGGTTGTTTTTTATGCTCCGAACGGCGACTTTGTGACGCGTCCGAAATTGTTCTCGTGGTTGGGGCGAGTGAAGCCCTTACCCATGGATGGGCCAGATACCTTTTTTGGTTTCACGGCAGAAGGGTTGACGGCATCGGGCTTCATGGCTTTTGCTGGCTTTTTAGCCTTGGCGGGATGAGCGAAGGTTCCGAGGTTTTGGAGTGGGTTTTTTGGAGGCATGGGGTTTAGCGGCGGCGGGCTTGGCGTTGTGCGACTTCAGACATTGCTGCTTCAGCAATATCAACAGCTTCCTTAGCGATGTCTTCGCGGGTAGCTTTCTCGTCGATAGAGCATATCACACCGGGAAGGGCGGCGGCAGTAAAAACGTGAAGGCAGCTCATCCCTGTGTTTCCGGGGCGAGGGGGATTTTCTTCATCGCCGGGAAATGGTAGGAGAGGGAAGGCGGGAAAATTAGCTGGCTTGATCATGATTGATTGTGTGGTTTTTGAGCGCGTCAATTTCTTTACCTTGATCCTCGCGGATGTCAAGTATCAAGCCATTAAGGGTTGCTACGGTATGGTGGTCTTTACCGTGATAACCTTTCTGCGCAGAGTATTCGTTATAGATCATCGCAATCAACCGCTCGCGCATGTCATCAAGACCATTCTGGTATGCGCGGTCGTATTCCGATTGATTTATTCGCTGATCCATGCAAGAGCGGATACAGCGATTGTATTACATTGTCAAGCGTCATTTCTCGACGGCCCGGGCTTACGCTCCAGCATGTCGGATGTCACGAAGACGAGATGATAGCGATTAAGGTAGCGATCGGGAGGTAGCATTAAGTGAAACCCTTCCTCCCCGGTCTTCGCACAGATAGCCTTGCTTTTAAGGACGCCCTTGTATCCATAGAGGGCTCCTTTGGTAATGGTGGCCTTGCGGCCTATTTTCAGTTGTTTGTTCATGGTGTGAATTTGCGGATGCGACCGAGCTTCATCTTGGCATCGTCGCGCTGGTACTTCACAATAAAGTTCATGGCGCGTAGAGCGGCGTTGCACTGCTTGAGCTTTTCTACCTGCTCCTCCAACTCCTTCTCCCGCGTTCTGCGAGCCCGATGCAGGCCCTTGAGCTGGCCGCGAAGGGAGGCGTTCTTGATCTCAAGGATCGTGACGCAATCGCGAGAGCAGATGCCCATGAAGGCCCAGAACCCGTAGCCGTATACCACATTGAAGTGGCGCAGGATGAGCTTGGCTGCTTGCTCGACAGCCATGGGGATTTTGTGTGATTCGATGTAGATGTTGTTGAGTTTCATGATTTGTGGAACATTGGTAGTTGAGGGTGGTTTTCTTGCCATTGGATGAAGGCGAATCCTGTTTTTCTGATCCCGACGTTGTTAGATTTTGAGTGTCCTCCCTTTTCGGCTGTTTTGGCCATCTTGCAGCCTATCTCTGCGAGATTTTTCTCCCATTGCTCCCTGCCGAACAGGGGCTGAACCACTGGCTCGCCAACGGGGATTTCATTGGCCTTTTTGCCTACGCTTGCTAGGTGCTCGATCCAAGTGAAGATGGTAAAGTCCATGGCTAGATTTTATTTAAGAAGTCGATTGTGACGACGACGTATTGGTTTCCAATCCTTGTGTAATCGCCGTTTGGTTTTTCGGGATAGGTGAAGATGGATGTTGCCTTATGGCAGGAGCCGTCTCGGTAGATTAATCCATCCGCCGTGAGGACGGACTCCTGAAGGCGCTGGGTGGCGATCAGTGCAGCCAGATGCTTTCCGTATGGGTTCCGATGTCTGATAAGAACGCCCGGCTCGACATTTCCGCCATAGACGCTTTCGACCTCTTGGAAATCCGCCTCGCACGATTTTAGCTCCAGTATTAACTTTTCATGGAGTCGAAGATTCTCAAATTTATCGAGCTTCTTCGCGCCGGGGTTCTGGGCAGAAAAGATGATCCAGCCTGGATCGGACAGGCTGATTGGAGGTTTGTTTGATTTCATGGATTGGATGGTGGCGTAGAGTTTGGCGAGGTAGGTTGATGCGCTCATTTTTTAGGGATAATACTGACAGGAATGGATTTGATTTCTCCGGTCGCGTTCCAGTGGTCGATGCGGGCGCAGAAGCGAGCGGCCTGCGCGACAGTCTCAACTAAATACGGGTAACGCTCATTGCCTTTCTGGCCATAACAGAACCAATCTCCAGTTAAGCCATTCAACTCGGCATAAGCAGAGCCACAATCCAACCGCTCCCATACGGGAGAGTTTAAGATCAGGTCGCCTTCTGTCTTTTTGAATATCTTCCGCGTTACGGCTACTTTATTCATTGGATTGATTGATTGATTTGTTGACTACGAGACAGACCATAAACCCAAGCTGCTTGGGTTACAAGATTTATTTTTAATTATTTTTCATGGGCACTCATCCTGGTAAATACCTTGGTTGCCAGCTTGGCGAAGTCGTCAACGGCCTCTTCGGAGAGGTCAGGAAAGCGTGCGTGAAGTGCTTCGTGGATCACGCACTCTAGTAGCGACTCGCTTCGCCCGCGATCTTTGGATCGGATGATGACGCGCCTGTTGTGGTACTGGCACGCACCGTCGTCCACGATGCGCTTTTGGGAGCCGGGGAATCCGAAGCCGAAGGTGTAGCGTTTGCCGAGAATGACCGCAGAGGTGATGCGGCGGAAGTTCACGGCAGGAAGTCGTTGGTTGGGGGAGGTTCGGATGTCTTACTTTGTAGGGCGATGTCAACTGCGTCCGCGATCTGGGCGACGTTTTGTTCGTGTTGTTCCCAGGGGAGGTTCATGTATTCGCAGAGGCGACGTTCTAAGTCCATTGCGGCCATGTGAGCCGCGTTATAGGGGGCGTGCGGCGAGTCGCCTGGTTCGTCGAGTTCAAGATGGGAGGTGTCGAAGTCGGTGACGGATTGCTCGGAGATGCCGAGGTGACGGCAGAGGATGGCCTCAATGACCTCGTGGCACATTACAAGCGTTACCGATGCGTCCATCCCTGGTAGGTGGGCGCATGAGGCCGTGATGTTGCCCCATTGGTCAATCTTCCAATCGCCCGCCGTTTGATACGGCATGGCGGAAGGAGGGAGGATGCGAGCGGAGAATGAGGGGGTCACTATTTGAAATAGTTCAACCCTCTCTCGTCCATAATATCAAGCTGCTTCTTGATGTCGTCGATTGCTCCGGTCTTGGCCTCCAGGTAGTATCCCGTGACCTGCTCGGAATTTTCGACCGCGTGATCCATTGCCTCTTCAATGCTATTTCCCATGCCGATGACGGCCCCGCACTCAGGGAGACCTACGGCCTGCGGGATAGCATAATGAACATCATCAATGACGCAGTGGTTTCTGATTTTTACAAACCGCTCAATTTCTTTCGGAAAGGAAATTGGTTGGAATCCACTGTCGGCAAAAGAGCTGTGAAGCATCAGTTCGACGCCGTGAGAAAATTCGCTCTCTGGCTCAAGGAGAATCCCGTTAGCGCCAGCCCAGACGACCTCGGGCAAGTTACTGTACATTTCACAGTAGAGTTCTCCTGGCGGAGATGGGGCTCGCGCACAGTTGCACGCCCAGAATGGCTTTCCGTTTCTGCGCACATACAGCGTTCCGTTTGGAACGGTAACGCAATGCACTGTTCCGTCATAATCGACCTCGTTGATGTATTGCGACTTGCGGGCCTGGGTTTCAAACCAGAAATCCGTGAATGAATCATGAACCTCAAGAACGTACATATCGTGCTTGCGGGTGTAGTTTTTTACAAACCCTGTTGTTTGGGTTCCTTTGGTTTTCCGAACGTGAATGTTGGCAAGCTTTCCGATCTTGAAGATAAGCTCCTGTAATTGGTCTGCCATTACCTTTGACGAAGTGTAATACTTATCTCTGTCAGTCAAATAGCTTCCGTCGCCCATCGAAAATGCCAGCAGGAATGCCTCGATCACATCCTTTTTTGCGTGACGGATATAGTCGGGGATATATTTTTTATCGCACAGTCCGTATTTCTTCAGGTAGGTGGCGAGCTGCACATTGCTGCACCGGAACATATTTCCGTCATAATCAAAGTCGAACGGAAGACGATCCAGAACCTCCTCACATTCAGCCACCAGCTTGGTCTGCGAAATCTGCGTCACATAACTATTGGATGTCGATCCTTCAGAAAGATACCATCCCATAAATGCCGCCCAATCCTTAATGGGAATTTTAACTTCCGGGCAATCTTTTGCCTTCGTGCAAATCTTGTGCCCGTATTGACCTATAAAATCCCACTCATGATGGTATGCTGGAAGCACAAAGAATGGCTCGTCGCTGCCGCCATAATAAGGAGCGACGCGAGGAATAAACCCCTTGTCCGTAAGTGAGTCGGCTCGCTCCTTAAAGATTCGATTCTTGCCTCTATCTGTTCTCAGAATTTCATGCTCTGGCGTAACGAGGCACTCAATTGATTTTTTGCGATTGCTGATATGAATCATTTTTCCCTGATAGGGGTATTCAATATATCGGCTCGCCTGCTGATATTCTGTCTCTAACCTGTCGAGATTGAGCGTGGCAAATTTATCGGATGCCGTAGAGTTAGCAAATAGCTTCCAGCCGTCATGCGTGAGCACTTCGGTCTCGTTGTCGAAGCAAAAATCAATCATGTAATTTTTGCCGCCTTGCGCGATGCGGACTTCGGTAGAGAAGAATCCTCTCCAGTCATATGCGGCCAGAACCGGCTTGATGGCCTCATTAAACTCAGTTAGCTGTTTTGGGAGGTCTGTATATTTTGTATATTTCGCGAGAAAACCAACATCTTTTATCTCTATTCCTGATATTAGTTTAGATGGGTATTGACAAACCCCATCAGCGCCGGTAATGGCAAAAGCATCAGTTCCAAGCTCTACACAATCAGGAAGGTCGTCCTCGACCGTGAATTGCACGATTGTCTTGAATGCGCCAAGCGAACACTCGATCTCGTCCAGCTTAGGCATAACGTAATCATAGTTAGTTGACTTAAATGTTTCAAAAGACCCTCTGTGTTTGTCGATTTTAACATGGACATTATTATGCTCTTTAAGATAGGCCCTAAGATTATCCATGCCGACAATATGGGCGAACTTTCCAACCGGCAGATCAAGCGCGGTGAGAATGGACTTCATCCCGCGCCTGGAGAGTTCAAGGCATTCCCCCGTGCGGCATCCCCACACCTTCTTTCCGAGGCTGATAAGATGCTCCTGCTCCGGCCCAAAATAAATATCTGGATAAAAAAACAAATCCGCCTCCAGAAAGTGAGGGCCATAAATTGAATCAACGATGTGAACATTCTCAACGCCGTACCCAACGTGCGTTAGATTGAATTTCGGGAAGGCGCTAATCCAGGGAGTAACCAAGTAAACCTTCTTGTACGTCTTTGCTAGGCGCTCGGCAAAATGTCCAAAAATGCCATTATCCACCATGATGCAGACTACATCCTTTGGGTCTTTGATGTCTGCAAGGCTTTTGGGGGTTTTATCTGCGCTCATGTCGTGGTGATTTTTGTGGTTAAATTTTCCTTCGTTCTTATCGAGTCAAATGTTTTTCAATGACCAATGATGTCTTACTTTGTTGATCGTTTCAAGGATTTTGGTCGCTTGGCCCTACTGGCGATTCTTGTCTGGCTGTGGGGTTATAGACGCGCCCCGCATCGCCCCCTCTCTCTTAATATCCTCCAGTACCTTCAGTGCCTTTTCTATCGCGTCATTCGCGGAAGACGGCTGACTATTTCTTGCTGGCTGGAAATGCACATCCATTGATCCAGAGAGGTCTCGGACTGCGCCCTGCCTTGCTTCCTGATCTCCTGCTGGATAAGTTCTAACCTGGAGCCCGAGACCCTTGAGCTTTGAAAGCATTCCCTCCGAAGTATCATCAGGAACAATAGCGCCGGAAAACTCATTTAGTTGCACGCCTCGCTGGATCTTCGACTCAAAGTATTCCGTTGGGAGGTTTCTCAGCTTTTCCAGATATACGCGCCACTCTTGAAACGGGGCTCCGTCTGGATACATTTCGCGCAAGTGCGCCATATCTCCATCAGCCAGTGCCTTCAGGTCGTCTGAAAATGCCTCAAGCTGTCCAAATCCGACTCTTCCTTGATTTTGCCTCATTGGCATTGCCTTGTCTGCAAGCTCTTGAAATTCTTCATTCACCTCTTTCTTTAGGGATTCCATTTCCTCCTTAGTCACGACATGCTCCCTGCTCTTGGCGATGTCTTTCATGGCCTTGAACTGCTTGGCAACATTACTACGAATGCTTGGGACGCCATAACTGAACCCTTCTCCATCTCGGATGGTTTTTGTCATCATCTTCACGACATTATCCAGCGAATGGGGAATATATTTTCGGCTACCTGATGGCGTGTGTCCCTTGAAGATTTCTTCTTTCTCGGAGATGTGGTTTTTGGAAATGAGATTGTCGAGCCATGCTTCGTATTGCTTTCCAATCCCCTCCGTTTCTCCCCAAGGAGTCACGGCATCACGAATGGCGGCTTGGTCAACATTGTCCTGATACCTTGGATTTTCTGCCAGCTTCCACTTAACCTTATCCAGGTTGTCGGTATCGTTCAGGAAGGCCATTTGTACGGCATAATTATTGCGCAGCTCTTCGTTGATTGGCTTATCCCTCCGGTCTGTATCCAGCGACCAGAATGGCTTTTTTCCGCTTGGCATGTCCGGCAGCTTTTCGTTAATTGCTTTCCATAGCTTCTTGGCCTGATCGGCGGGAAGGCTGTAGTTGATGGATGGGTATCTTGGGCTGTAAATATCCGCATTAAACACCCTGGAATGCTTATTTGCCTGGGGGTCAACAAGGTCAGGATGAGCGACGAGGGTAATGTCTCCAAAGCTTGAGTACGGGGATTTGTCGCTCCTGATAATAGCCATTGACGGAGCTGCAAATCCTCCAATCTTGAGCGCCTGCTCAATTTTTTTCTCTGTCGTATTGTGAACCGCGACGAGGTTTTTTTCACTCTCTTCCCTCGCTGGTGAGAATTGAGGAAGTCCCTGCTCTTTCACGACGCGAGCGATTTCGGGAGTGATGCTGACCTTCCATATTTTCACCATCGGCACATCGCCTTTGCGGGGCTTTCCGCCGAGACCAAATCCTTCGCCTGATTCTTTGGGGATTTCAGTTTGCTCGACCGTTGCGGACGGATCGATTTTCTTGAGGAATTTCTTGATCTCATTCAGGGCCTGAACGTCATAGAATTTTTTCATTTTCTCGTCGCCGACCTTGAGTTGATGGCCTGTGAGCGCCTTCACTCCTTCGCCAAAGCTCTCGTCTTCCATTCCTTCGTCGTTGAACATTGACTCTGCAACCTCTTTTCCCAAGGCTTCAGCAACATCTTGCTTGGACGCATGATCTTTCGACATCAAATCAGAAAAGCTATCATTTCCAATAGCGCTGAAATTGGCGGTTCCGTCGTCATTGAGCGTGTATTCAACGCGATCAACTTGCTTGCTCAAATCGTAGCGATCAGCCTGCTCTTCTCCGCCTACCCAGCCTAGCCATTTCTTGCCGTCCTTCACGGCGTCGATCAGGGAGCGCTTGAATAGTTGAGTGATCCAGTCACCAGTGCTCCTGAAGGGCATGTCGGGTATTCCCACGGGGCCAGCCATGACTTCCCTCATCTTTTGTCTTATTTCGAGCCTCTTGGGTTCCGAGCCGACATCATCAGGAAGTGAATCCATTTCCTGCTTTAACGACGCCAGCTCCGCGTCCCTGTCCTGCCGATAGCCTTCTTTTCTTGCTCGCTGGTGGCCGGTTGCCTGCATTTCCTCAAGCAGCAACCCGCGCTCTCCGTTAATCACATTGTCGGCCCTTCTGGAGTGTGCGACATAACCCGACAGGCCGGGATAATGCACTGTGTCTGTAAAGGAATTTTGAGCGGCTTCCCTGATTGGCTTTCCGAGCGAGTCTAGCTTTTTGATTTCTTCTGGGGTTGCAAGCCGGATAACATTCCCCGCGCCGTATTTGTCTTTCAGTGACTGTCGGTATTGAAGCTCGTCGGCTTCTTGCTTTGCGATATTTTGAGTTATCTTCAAAACATGCTCCTGATAATTCGTCCCACTTGGCACCGAGTAATGCTTGTACTTTCCGACAGGGCCTTCACTGAAATGCCTGTCGTACACATCTTGGGCGTCTGGCGGAAGGTCGTCGTAATCCACTGCCTGATGCGATCCCGTCTTAAAGAGATTAACATAATTTCCGCGAGAAATGGCCCTAACCCCATAATCCCTGAGTTCAAAATTTCCTTCAGATATTTGATCGTCAGTGAACTCCTTCCCGCTCGGATTAACTCGCTCCAGCTTCACGGCCCCCTCGTTGCGAAGATAGTCCATCAGCGCCTGCTTGGGAACCTTCCCGCCATTCTCTGCTGCAATGCGATCAATGGCGTCGTTCACGCCAGTCCACTTGATCTCTTCCTGCTTGATTCCAGACTGAGGATTATTAATCAGGGCCTTGAGTTGTTCGGGAGATGCGGCCTTGCCTTGGATTTTGGCGTCGATCGTTTTCTGGAGGTTGCTGTACAGGCCCTCTTCGGATGTTGGGTATTCTTCGCGGTCTTTGGCCGGGGAGTAGCGAGCTGGCATCCAGTTGATCTTCGCCTTCTCGTAGTCGATCGGAATCTTTGGCCCAGCATGAGGGATCAGGTCAGCAAATGCGTCGAGCCTGCGCGAGCGGACAATCGTGTTTGCGTCGCTGCTGGCATTGTCACGGCGCTCTTCCTTGGTAAGTTTCCCGGTCTTCTTTGGAAGGCGAGTACGGTCAGGATTGGAGCCCTCGTTCGCGTTGTCGTAGATGTTCAGGAAATCGTTGTAGATGTTTGCCTTGGCCTGAGCGACCTGAGGGTCTGGATCGAGCCCTTCAGCACCCTTCCTGCCCTCCTGCCAGTTCTTGAGGTAGTCAGACACCATCTCGTTGAAGAACTTCTCCGCATCGCCTCCCCATGGGGCAAGGCGTGCTGGCATGCGGTCTCTCCATGCAGCCAGCTTGTCAAACATACGGCTTACGGAAATGGTGGTGACAAGGAAGTGACCATCCTTGCTGAAATGCATGCCGACCGGGATAAAGTCGATGTGCTTCGAGGAGAACGGAACGTAGCGGCCATTCTTGTCGATGCGCGATGCGTAGTCGCCAATGAACCTGCTGCCATCGTTGCGTGCGATCGCCTCATTCAGCGTGAGAATCTTTTCCTTGATAGACCGTGGAACAATCGATTCTGGAAGGGCTTGGATCGCCTTGATCTGGAGAGGCGTCATCGTGCCTTTGTAGGTAAGACCATCGGCACTGACTGCGCGGAATCGGTTTGGAGCCCCTACATCAGGAGTATTGTCGATGGCATCACGAATGAGTGTTCCGCGAGCTTTCAGGATATTTTTGACATCCTTGGGGCTGTTGAGAATTGGAGTCTCGCCATCAGGCTGATAGACGAACTGGTTCTCGACGTGGACTTGTCCGCCGGAAGGAATTGTAACACCTTGTATTTCGTCTGGAATCTGGCCATATCCCCGAGTCTGGGTGATCTTTGGATTTCCGCTCTCGTCGGTCGTATGCGTCCATGAGCCTTCGGCGGCTGATGGATTAGAAATTTTAATTGGGGCTCCAACTGGGTTTCCCTGCGCATCGGTAATTATGGCCTGCATCTCCGTCTTGAAGAGTCCGCTGTCTTTTCCGTAGTGCTCAAGCAGCGCCTTGTTGGCCATCATCTCAGAGCGCGAGACAGTATCTCCGTTGCGCTCTTTCAGCCCGAATTTCTTGGCAAAATCATTGGCTGGGCCATTGA